TGGTTACCATTTATATGGAAAACGATTCTACACTTTGTGTGGAGGATAATGGTAGAGGTATCACTCAAAGAGAATTTGAAGAATTATCTAAACCATATACGAGAAAAGAAGGACAAACGGAAGGAGGCTCAGGATTGGGATTAAATATTTGTATCGCAATTTTGAAAGAACATGGTTTCAAAATAACTGCAGAAAAATTAGATTCTGGTACAAAATTAAAAATCAAAATAAAATGAACGAAATGATTAACTCAATCTTATTGGTGGATGATGAAGATTTATTCCACTTAGTATTTGAAGATGCTTGTAGTATCTTAGATATCACTTTATCGTTGGAAGCGCTTAACTCTTCCGATGAAGCTGATAGAATGTTTAAGCAATGGTTTCCCGATGACCCAAATCAAGAAAGGCCCGAATGTGTATTCGTTGATTTGAATATCATTGGTTCATCATTTGATGGTATTGAACTTATTAGAAAAATCAACTTTGATTATGGTAATGGTTGTGTAATTGGTATCATCTCATCATCAGATGATAATCAAGAAATTGAAAAAGCAAAAGCAGCAGGTGCACAATTTTGGATTATTAAATCAGATGATATTGAACCTCGATTAGAGGATTTCAGAAAAGATTATCAAGGATATGTAAACAAAACAAATCCTTTCAAAGTTTATAAATGATACCAATAACAAAACATACAAGAGATGTATTGTTAGAAGTTGCCAAAAAGAAAAAGATTTATGTTGAGGGTAACTTTCTAAAAATTCTACAAGCACCAAACGGTGATGTGGAGTTTGAAGAGTACCTTAAAGTATGTAAGGAAAAAGATTCTACGGCAAGAAGAAAGAGGTTACAAGTTACCAAACAGGTTCAGAAACAAAACAAAGAGTTAGTTTCTAAACAAGAAGAAACTGATGCATTGATGGAAGAACTTCAAATCGCATTAGAATCTGCTAAACAATCTGAAGAAGTTGCAAATCAATTAAGAGAAGAAGCTGAAAAGGGAATGGGTAAAGCATTAGAAGATTTAGAACTAATGCAAAAGAAAACTCAATTTGAATTAATCAGTACCATTGTAAAAGTTGCACTTTATGTAATTGTTGGTGTTGGTGTTCTTACAACTGTTATGTATGGATTAGCACTTATGTCTGGTACTGATACTCAAATTATTGGTTCTACTTGGAGTAATATGTTTGGTATTCTCCTTACTAACGCATTCTCAATCGTTGGTACGATTATGGGTGTAAAGTATGCAACTGAAAAAGAGTAGTTATGGCACCTCAGATAGAAGAACAGGTTGGTATCTACACTTACTACGATATTCTATCACTACCATTTGATAGAGATATCAACTATCCAAATCAAATCCAATCTAAAGTAGATTTTAGAACTTTAAGAGAAGAAACTCAGAACGCAATCTTAACCTTACCTATTATTCAGTTTACTGGTGATTTCAAAGCAGGTGGATTGGATAACAAACAAAGATTGTATCTAATGAGCAAGATGAATCAAATCTATTTTGTTGATACTCTTAAAACAAACTATGCTAAATGTGTAACTCAACTCATTAATGTTCCTGATTTAAGTGATAAAGAAGTTATTGAGAGAACCGATGAACACAAAAGTATTCAACGAATCTTAAAAAGTGAAAGTTATCGAGTAACCTATAATGAAATAGATTATGTGATAGAAATCACCGATGAAGATAGTGGAACATTTACCAGTATTAAGTATGGAGACAACTTTGTGATGGACTATATGTTAGAAAAAGATATATTAGAATACTTCTACAAAAACAAATAAAACCCCACTTTTTAGTTTATTGATATTTATATATTGAACAAATATTGATAAACTAATTATGTCAACAGATTTCGAATTATTCCCAGGCAAAAATCTTAGTGGGTTGTTTGAGGATATCTACAATAACCAAATCAACAAAAAGAAACACATTTCAGATGTAATTTATGAAATGCGAAAAATGGTTTCTCATAAGGGTGATATGGGAATTATAGGTCCAATCATAAAAGATTTAATAGATACTTCAGTTCGTAACGATGACCAATTGGTTAAGTTAGCAACTATTGCACAAAGAATTATCGCATCCAATCAAAAATCAGAAGGAGATACTGGTTTCCTTACTGAAGCAGAAAGAGAACAACTACTTTCAGAGATTGAACAAGTTCAAGATGAAGTTAGTAGAATGGATGATATTGAAACCGATGTTGAAGAACTAAAACAAAAAATAGAAAAGTAAAATGGAATCATCTAGAGTTGCTATATCCAAAAATTTAAATAATATTATAGATGGTAGGAGGCGTGATAACAAATTATATGCGGTTGTATATGATGTAATTACTAAAGAAGATGATGATTTAGCGGTATCAAAAGATGTTGGTGTAGGTGGAATTGGTTCGGTTCAATTTAGATTTATAAATAACAAAAGCACAACTACTTCTGAGGATTTGCCAATAGCATATCCATTAAATAAAAACTTAACAACTTTACCTGTAAGAAATGAAATTGTAGTAATTCACGAATTTGGTGGAAGTTATCATTATAGTAGATTGGGTGGGGATATAACTCCAAATGTAAATACTTTTTCAAATTTAATATCACAAATATTTGGAATATCAACACCATCTGAATCTAATTCAAAAAACTATCAAAATGTATCACAAACGGGCATTACTGAAAAATCAAATACTGGTACAAACAGTGAAACCGATGGATATGGTACATATTTTAATCCACAAAATATTAGTAAACTTAGATTATACGAAGGTGATACTTTATTGGAAAGTCGATTCGGTCAATCAATACGATTAAGTGGATATAATAATCCAAATAATGAATTTTATCCAACTATAACAATTAGAAACGGACAACAACCAAATACCGAAACTCAACAAACAGAAGAAAATATTAACAATGATGGTGGTATTATATTTTTAAGTAGTGGTGATAGATTATTAAATTATACATTACCAACTGCAAACAAAAAAGAATCTTTCTTTAAGTATCCAAACGAACTTAAAGGAAATCAAATCTTACTTAACTCAGATAGAATAATTCTTTCGGCAAAAACTGAACAAATGATTTTTGCCGCTAAACAAGATATTGGATTTATAACCGATTCTGTTTTTTCAATAGATACAACTCAAGGAATTAATATTACATCGGAAGGGCAGATTGATTTAGATTCAAAAGGAAAAACTATAACTTTAGATACCGGTGGCGGTAAGATTAATTTAGGATTTAAAGCAGGTGATTCGGGTATCGATTATGCTGTAAAAGGAAAAGCTCTTCAAAATATATTAAGAGATTTTATGGAAGTTGTGGGTCAACAAATAATGATTACCCCAGCAGGACAAACTGCACCTGGTGCAACTAATAAGGCAAGGTTAAATACTTTAATTGAAAGATTGGGTGAAATATTAAGTGAAAATGTACAACTAAAATAATGGCAGATTTAAAAAACATAAAGAGTTTAGCTGGTGGTGTAAAAGATACATTGGGTTCTGCTAAAGATATAGCAGGTGGAGCAATTGATTCTGCTAAAAATGTAGTTGGTAATATTTCATCGGTAACTGGTGGAGTTAAGGATGTTGTAAACTCAATTCCTACACAATTACCAGAACTTCCTAAAATACCAAAGATTGAAAAACCACAACTACCTAAGTTACCTAAAATACCGTTACCATCTTTTCCTAAAGTACGAGATAAAAAAGTGGAAGAACCACCAGAAAATCCAAAGTTTAAAAAGAAAATCCCAAAACTACCACCAGTACCAAAGATACCTCCATTACCTGAAGTACCTGAAGTACCAACTATTTCAGTTCCACCTGTACCGAAGATTGATGTTCCAACTATTCCGAATCCAACTGATTTAATAGGTTAAGATGTCTTGGGGATTATTCAAACGAAATATATTAAGAAAAACAAACCCAGTTAGAAACCCATCTTTGGATATAAATGAGGTTGCAACTATTTGGGCAGAGGAATATGATGCCGCTGTAAAAAGAGGAAAAGATTTTATTAATTTAGAATCAATTCAAACTGGTAATGTGGAAATAATGAAAACTCTTTTCAGAGCTGCATTACTAAAAGGATTAACAACTCCACCGGGTGTTCCATTTTCTTTGGTAAATGAATTTGGAAATGGTGTAAAAGCATATTGGGCTGGTGCACAAATGAGACCATTCCCAACCCCACTTATACCAGCACCCGGTTCAATACAAAATATACAAGTAAATTCTAATATTGTAACTAATGTTGGTACTTGGCCAATCTATCCACCAATCAAACCCGCGTCAAAGCAAATTATAATGGTTAATATGTTTGTACTTGCTGCAATTGTACATCTATTTTCAATTGGTGGATTTATACAAACCACATCATTATATCCTGGTGCACCAACACCTGTTCCTGCTCCTGGTATCATATCTTGGACTGGATACCTAATACCACCAGCGATTCCAATTCCAAATATCAACTTTCCATCTGAAGATGGTAGTGAACCACCGGTAATAGAACAACCTGATGGAAGCAGTATAACAGACCCAATACCAGAACCTGAAGTTGATATCAATGATTTATTGGGAGGTAATGTTGCATTCGATAATGTAGTAGATTCAACTCTACCAGAAGATGTGATAGATGAAGTTGGTGAAGAAGATATTAATGAAATTCTTAGTGATTTCAAAGAACAAATCAAAATAGGTGGTACTAAGTGTGAGTAAAAAACAAAAAAACCCAAAACAAATATTTATATAGAAAGGAAAACATTTTATAATGGATACGGATAAATTAGTAAAAGCAATACAAATCATTGTAAAGGAAGAAATCAAAGTATTACTACCAAAGTTAGTTAAAGAAGGTGTAAAAAAAGAGATGACTAAATTGTTGAAGGAAAACAAACAATTAAGAGAGGCTCTAAAACCACAGAAACCCCAACAACCAACTTTTATGGATAGTGAACCTATGGTAGAACAAAAAGTTCAACAACAAAAAACTTTGAGCAAAAATCCAGTGTTGAATGAAGTGTTACAACAAACACAACCATTTAACTCAACACAAAGACAATCAACTGGTGAAGAGTATAGAACTATGAACTTCACTACTAATGATACACATACATTAGGTGCATCAAATATAGCACAAAAAATGGGTTACGGAGAAACGGCACCAAAACAAGGTTTAGGTGTTCAGACTGGAAACGCTGGGTTAGATAAAGCACTAAATAGAGATTATAGTGGTTTAATGAAAGCGATTGATAAAAAGAAAGGTCCTTGGAGACCGGGAATGTAATATAGATTATGGCTGTTGAGCTTGGTAGAAAAATTGTTAAAGATACCGCTGCATATTCAAATTATGCAATTGGTATCACTTTACCATTAACTTTTGGTGAGAATACATTCGAACAATCGTTTTTAACTAAAGACCAAGTCAAATCAAATATTAAAAATCTTCTACTTACTAAAAGAGGGGAACGAATTTTACAACCCGAATTTGGAAGTGGTTTACAATCATTATTGTTTGAACCAAATGTAGATGATTTAGAAGGTAGAATAGAAGATACTATTAATGAAAGCTTATCTCAATGGTTACCTTATGTTACAGCGGAGGAAATTGATATTGAAGCAACTGATGAGTTGAGAGATAATAATAGATTAAATGTTTCGATTAAATTTAGAATAGGAGATGATATTAATTTAGAAACTCTAACATTCACAGTTCAGGGATAATAAGATATGGCAATTACAAAAACATCAAAAAACTTTAAGAATAGAGGTAAGGATATAAAATACCTTAATAAAGATTTTACGCAATTTAGAGAAAATCTAATTGAGTTTGCTAAAACTTATTTCCCTACTACATATTCTGATTTTAACGAATCATCGCCAGGTATGATGTTCATTGAAATGGCATCTTATGTTGGTGATTCACTTTCATATTATGTTGATGATACCTTAAAGGAATCATTAATGGTTCATGCTGATGATATTGAGAATGTGATAGCACTTTCACAATATTTGGGATATAAACCAAAAGTAACTGCACCAGCAGTAACAACTCTTTCGGTTTATCAATTAGTACCTGCTATTGGTAGTGGAAATAATAATACCTATGATGAAACATATCTTTTAAGAATTAAAGAAGGAATGAGAGTTGAATCTACAAATGGTGTACAATTTATAACACAAGATGTTGTAGATTTCAATGATGAATTGGATAGAGAAATAACAATCTATCAAAGGGATAGTGTTAGTGGAGAGGCATCTTTTTACTTAGTAAAAAAGTTAGTAAAGGGAATATCCGCAGAAGTGAAAACTGAAGAAGTAACATTTGGTAATTATGAAGAATTTCAAAGCATAAATTTATCAGATACAAATATTATTGATATCTATGATGTAAGAGATTCAAATGGTAACAAATGGTATGAAGTTCCTTACTTAGCACAGGAGTTAGTATTTGTTGATTATCCAAATACTGAAAACAATGACCCAGACCTTTATCAGTTTAAATCAACAACTCCTTATATTTTAAATACACTTAAAACATCTCGTAGGTTTGTAAAACAAATCAATCCAGATAGTACAACTAAAATTCAATTTGGAGCAGGAGACCCAACAGTTAGTGAAGAAACAATTATTCCTTCATTTAAAAATGTTGGATTAGGATTACCTAATTCTATTTCTAAATTAGAAGAATCATTTGACCCAACTAACTTCTTAAAAACAAAAACATATGGTTCATCCCCATCTAACACAACAATGACTGTAAAATATTTAATTGGAGGTGGTTCTGAATCAAATGTTAAAAAAGGCACTATTACTCAAATTAATAATATTGAGTATGAAGAGGATACATCACTACTTACACAAGCACAACTATCATTATACAATGCGGCTAAAAACTCTATCGCAGTAGATAATGAAGTTCCTGCAACTGGTGGTAAAGGTGGGGATACAATCGAAGAGATTAGACAAAACGCTTTAGCAAACTTTGGTTCACAAAATAGAGCGGTAACCGCTAAAGATTATGAAGTAAGAACATTATCGATGCCAACTAAGTTTGGGGCAATTGCTAAAGCATATGCAACCGCAGATGGTACATTGGATAACAACTCACCATCATCAATTTTGGCATCACCTAAAGCTCTACAAGAATTTACCGATTTAGTAGAATCATTCGTAAACAAACCAGAAGATGAAGAACCAAATAGAGAAAGTATTCAAACTGAAATTAAAAACTTTTTAATAGGCAAAACTTCAAATGATAATGAAAAAAATAATCCATTTGCAATAAATCTTTATCTATTAGGATATGATTCAAATAAGAAATTATCAACATTAAATAAAGCAATAAAAGAAAACTTAAAAACTTATTTAAATGAATATAAAGTTTTAACCGATGGTATTAATATCAATGATGGATTTATTATTAACATTGGTGT